AAATCCACTATTATTATCATTTCCATCTGTTCTAACGTAGAAAACAGTCTGTGGTGGTTGTTGCGGAATTGGAGGAACCATAGAAGTGAAATTCACCCCATTATGAACAAATATCATTTCTTCAGAAGCAGTAAGATTACCACCAACCATCGGACTACCATCAGTCCTGGTTGCAGAAACCGCAGCCGTACCATTGAGTTGAAGTTGAACTGGTCCAGGGTTAGTGTTATTGACTTTAATATTGAACAGCATTCCAGTTGCATAATTAGCTGGAACTGGAACAGTATTACAAACAATAAGACCGGGTGTGGTCGAAATGTCAGTACCGACATACACAATTGAAGTTGATGCAGGTCCAGCACCAGACTGAACAAAATTTCGCAGCGTCCCCGCTGTTACTAGATTTGCAAAAATATCAGCCGCATTCCAAGCTAATGCTGTCGTGCCTTCTTGAGCACGAACAATCGTTGCAACATCACCAACCATTGCCGTGACGTGAACAATTTCATACTGTGTCTTAGTTGCTTGGTCATAGAAAGTTGCGACAAAGTAATCAGTACCAGTCGGGGCTGGAAATAAAACACCCGTTCCGGCTGCAAGAGCAACGCTCGTGCTTACTGTAGAAATGCTTCCAGACACAGTTGTCGAAGCATTATTACTCCACAAGATTGTCATGGCATTATCCTATAGTGCAAGTGAATCTAAACTGGTATGGTGTTTCTAGGACACCTGAATCTAATGATTCCTTAAAAGTGGACATATAAGGAAGTGGAGGATATGGAGAATACATACTTTCTACATCATTTAATTGAATATCAACCTGTTTAGCTGGGGCTCCTAACCCAAAGGGAATACCAAACCCATTTGGTCCCCATCTATTGAGCATCGCACCACCAGTTACAGTTCGTTTTCCCAATACAAAGCGAGTAGTGACATTACGTTCTACACCAAGGGAGACACTAATCTGTTCAGTATCAGCGATAAACCAATTATCCTTTTGTTCTAGAGCTACTCCATTTTCTCCCATAATAAATCGCCAAACACGACGTTTGAACCAACGTGTATCGAAGTATTTTCCATCTCCCTTAAAGAAATGCCACGTTAAGATACGACGATAGAGGTCGTCGCCTGTTACAACAACATTTCCTATACTGACCTGAAGTAACTGATTAATTGCCGGGAGATTGTCAGTAGGATTACCTTCAGAAAGTATTTGTCCATCTGCAGGAGCCCATGTGTTCAAAGGACCAACTTGGACTGGACGGCCCACACCAATGGACGGGCGAGCCATTCCATAAACGCCTTGCCCAACCCAATCTAGCAATTTCCCAGCAACAATTGGACCCGGATAAATTGGTAAATTCAAAGCATTGAATGTATCTACATAATCCTGCTGCATAATATTCTGGGATTCAACGAATCCCTGAAGATCGTCATCATCACTGTATTCTTGATATAAATAAGATGGAATAACAGTCGTCAACCCGGTAGGATGATCTACTGGGAACGGGTGTCCCAATCCACCAATACCAACGCCACTCCCCGGTGCTCCTGGAACAGGTATTGGGGGAGAAGGAGTTACGTATTGTCTGGCAAAGATCGCCGAAAAAGTATGTCCACCTGTAGCAGCATTGACCCAGACATTACATCCTGGTGGAACAATAAACTTTTGTCCTGGAGCAAGCTCAGTCGTTGTATTATTTGTCGCAAGAGCGGCTGGACCAGTAATACTGACATATAATACTTCAGCAACAGGAAGTTTTTGTTCTAAATAAAGAAGTGGATTAACGATTATTCCGCCACTTCCAGTCAGATGTGTGTCAGCAATCTGAACAGATTTGCCTCCTAAAGAGACACTAGATGCAAATCCTGGAGTAACGAATAGTGACATTGTTATCCCTCGACTACTGAAATCCGGCTATTTTCTGTGTAAAAATAACTATACTGATCACCAAAAATAACATTTGTTCCTGGATTTGGGAGCGTACCAATCCCGTTGATCGATATACTAAACTCGAGCGTTATAATCAATTCTCCAGCTAAGACATCTTTAACTGCATCCAAGAACACTGCATTCAAAACATTCAAATTAATGGGTGTAGTTCCTGCTGGGAGTGAATTAACATAATCAACGATAGCAGGAACTGCGGCCTGTGCCATCGCAACAGTAGAAACATAGTTAATAGAATCAGTAATCCAAGTGACTGTCATATTAACCAATTCTTGCGGTGGAATAACATAAGGGATAGCAAATGTATCTGGATAATCAGTAATCGTTACAATGTTATTGATTGGATTTGGAGTTACAGTTCCACCATACTGGTATTGACCCCATTGAGTTCCATCGACTGGAATCGAAAATGTCTTCTTACTTATTACGGTTATGGGGTACGATTGTCCATTTATAAACGGGAAGCCCACAATGCCGTTTATTGTTTCAATATCCCCTGTTACCAGATTATGATTATTGCCTGTTGAAATAACGATAGGATTTGTATTACTGACACCAGCAATCTCGATTGTAGCACCCGCTAATCCTGGTATATAAAAATCTGCATACCAAATCGCATAAGCGACCAGATAAGGATCCCCTCCACCAACAATTATGACATAATGGTCTTCTTGCTGTTGGACAGCAACCAAACGAGATAATACTCCAGGTATATTCGCTACAAGTGTCTTAAGATACCGAGCCATACCAGTGGATGCAGCTAATCCTGCTGTAAAACAGCGCTCACGATATACAGAAATTGGTTCACCACTAGTGGACGGAAATCCATCTACAGGATTTGTGACTGTCAGCGTTATATTAGCAGGAACTGACGTAACTAATTGTGTGACAGTGCCTTGGACAACCGGCCAAGCTCCATCTTGTGTTGCCAAAGCATAGATTGGTAGTGAATTTCCATCTACTCCACAGATACCACCATCCTGACAAACATATTGATATGTGCCATCACCTACCACAAATCCTTGTGCGATGACATAGCCGGGAGGGCCAGTAAAAACAACGAATACAGAGGTATTCGTAATAGGCTGACGATCTATTCCGTAAAGAACACCGAGCTGACTTAATAGGAAAGCATTTGCGCCATACGGCGTGACTGAATTAACAAGATCAACAAGAAAACTATCACTTTCAACAAGAGCATAAGTATCTGTACTTGAAATATCTTCAATTAAAGAACCTGGAAGATTGGCGGTATAATCAGGATTAACGGCTGCGACAAGCGTAATCAATCGATTCCGCAAGTCTGCTGGAGCTGCTGGTTGCAAGCCTTGGGTTGTCATCACCAGTGGAAGAACAGCCATGCTCTAACTCTATATTGGTTGATCAAGAGGATAGCCGGGAGCAGTTTGGATACCAACTCTAGAGCCGTAATTCGTAAGCACACTAATGTTATAAGCAGGAACAGGTCTTCCATCATCACTATCTGCTGCTCCCTGTGCAATAGGTGCCGCAGTCAAGATTAAAGAAGCAAAGAATCCGGCAAATTGTTGCTGAGTACGAACCATAAAGAAATCTGGATAAACTTGTAGCACAACAGAAGGATGCGCCGGGATACCATAGTTGGCGAAGAATGGACTCTCACCAAGATTTAATTTACAGACTTGGGCCAAAGTAGTCACATAGACCGAATCATTAAATCCGTTGGTGTCGGTAGACACAATCCACCATGTCTTTTTACCAGACAGAACATTTCTAGTCCGTCCGTAAGTTCGCATTTATCCGACCCTTGCAAGTACATTTTTACTAGGACCGCATACTGTTGCGACATTACAATATTTTCCATCTTTTCCATTGCCACCAAGATAGACAACCCCACTACCGGGGTCATGAAATATTGTTTTTGACGATGTTAGGGAGACAGTAGCGTTTTGTTGGTCCACAGTCAAATTATGATTTGCATCTTTGCTTTGGACAAGAGCCTTGGCATTCTTATCGAAGCTGAACTGTGTTAGATCCTTATTTTGTTGTTGACTTGATTGCCCACTACTCTGTCCACTTTGACTACTTCCATTAGTAGCAAAAGGTTGGATACCTATCTTCTTCCGTGCCTTATTCTGTGCATGAAGAAAAGCTGCCGGACGCATAAGCATACCTGTTGCCGGAGCCTGACCACCTTGTTGATTCTGTTGTTGTTGATCCTGCTGTTGCTTCTGATGTGGCCCAACGATCCACCCATTGGGACCACCCATATGTGTTAATTGATCATAATCCCGATCCGGATTCTGCTTATGACTGACACCATTAAACGATAAAGTCGTTAGATTACCACGTGGATAAAAATCTGTTTTACCACCAGCATCACCAGTTACACCACCAAGATAATAATCACCTGGAACTGCATAGCCCTTATCACCAACCTGAGTTGGTTCACGAGAATACTGGGACCACGACTGCGGTATCTTTACTGTTGGGGGAGTAAAGATATTATTCTGTGTTTCAAATGCTACAATAATAAAGTCTTTATCAACTTTCGTAACATGGCAGGGAATAGACTTA